CATATTGACCTTGGCTTTGACCGATGGTGGTGACATCAATCTCAGCACGGGTAATTTCGAAACTCCAGTCGCGGACTTGGCCTACGGCCACGAAGTCGGCGTAAGCGACTTGGAATTCGTTGGGGGCAACGGCGGTGCCGTCATCGGTCAGGTCAACAGCAGTGCCACCAGCGGTGGTAGACACCTGCAGTGCACCAGTGGAAGCCGTGTAGGCAATTACGTAGTAGGTGGTTGCACCAGACAGAGGGGCCGGCAGGGTGCCGCTGCCGGAGCCGCCGGTTTGGCTGTTGATCACGCTGAATTTCACGGGGTCGCCCACCTTGAGATTCAGGTAGGTCTCGACCGTGATGGTGTCGGTACCGACATTCACGCCAGATTCACCGAACGAGCCGGTGGTGCCAGCGGGCTTGTAGTAAAGAGCGCCGGACGTGCCGGACAGAACGGTGGTGGCCATTGGCGTACCAGGATGTTGTTACGGGGCGGGCACTGCCCGGCTTATTACAGGTTAGCGCCTGTAATAAACATTACCTACGACAGCACAGTGGCGACATAGGAAGTATCAATCCGCCCCACAAAATGGGGTGCTTCTTCAGTTGCAGAGAATGTAGGGCCGTTGATTTCACCCACCTTGAAGTACACGCCGCTGGTGCCCTTGGTGGAATTGTTGAGTGTTTCCAGTACGCCGACGGCGGTTGTGAGCAATGTTTGGTTGCGGGCGGGACCTTTGCCCTTCTCGGTGAAAATGCGAATGATTATCGCCCCGCGGGCATTGTCGACGCTGGAGGTCAGCGTAGGCTCGTTGGTGATGCCGAAAGTGACGTTGACGCGGACGTATTCGGTCGTTGTATTGGGTGGGACGGCCGTGATGTTGTCGAAATACACAGGCACGGCTGGCACCAGTGCACCAAATGCTGTAAGTAGCGGATTTTCGACAGCAGCGCGGATGGCTTGGTAATTCATAGTGTTTTAGGTAGCTCTCCAAGCCACGCTAGTTGGACTGTCTTTTCAAATTTTCCGCCGTTCACATAGGTAGCGAACCAGTCAAGAGGAGCGGTAGATCGTCCACCTCCAGCTCCGCTTAACTCGCCACGGCGACTGGGGTTTACACGGCCTCCATAGGTAATGTTTTTGCCGATTGGATCTTGAGCATCTTTTGGCGGCCAAAAATATCCTTCTTTGATGTCTTGGGCATAGTCGGCATAGGGTGATTTATTAAAGATGGTGTACTTAATTTCGGGTTTGAAGAGTAGTTCGCGGCCGGTAAGAAGTGGGGCGCTGAGACGTACAGCAGCGCCAGCATTGCCGCTGCCTTCTGTTTGGCGGCTGCCTGATGCGATGACCCAGGAATTGGCAAACCGACCGGTCCATTGGGGGCCGGCTTTTTGTAGATCGGCAACTACTTGTTCGGCAGCGCGAGCGGGACCACGACTAAACGCAGCTGTTGCTAAACGATCCAGGTTTTCGGCCAACTTTTGGAGATCGTTACGGGCCATTACTGGGGCCTCACGATCAGGGTGTGCATGACGGGATTGTCGCCGCGGTAGCTGGTGATCGAGATGATCTTGGCCTCGCGGGTGACGCCAGCCTGGGTGTACTGGATGCGGTCGGCTTCGGTTGGGTAATACGTTCCAAGCTCGCTGTTGCCGATGATCACCTTAAGGTCGGTGGTTTGGTACAGGCCCTCGGATTCGCGGGGCGTAAGGCGTGTGATGACGCCTTTCAGCGTGACGTTGGTGTCGGCGCCAGTGACGTTGCCGGTGGTGGGATCGTAGGTGCGGGGTGTGGCGGTTTTGATGTACGTGATGGTTTGGCCCCAGTCGGCAAGGATGCCGGTGGGGATGGAGGCGAATGTGTCGTCGATCAGGCCCATGTCAGCCTCGGAACAGGCGGACGGCGTAGTTGGCCGCACCACCCATGCAGTAGGGGCCTAGGTAGGTCTGGAGCCAGGGGTAGACGTCAAAGACGTTGTTGATGACGCCGCTGGTTTGGCTGGTTTTGTTGTACTTGACCCGGAGTTCGCCCAGTTCCACTTCGTCGTAGATGCCTGTGGTGCCGGTGGTGCCAGTGATGGCGTCGGTGTCGTTGGCGAGAGCGCGTGCCAGCTCGTAGGTGGCGGTTTTAATGCCGTCCGGGATGAGTGTGCAGGCCAGGTCGATGCCGTCGACCGTGTAGTCCTCACGTGGCCACTTGAGTGCTTGGGTCGTGGTGCAGCGATCACCGTAGAAGCTCAGGGCGTCGATCCAGCGGGTGGCCGAGATCAAGGCGCGGTTTTTCTGATCGTCGGTTTTATCGGTCCACGTGCTGCTGTTGGGGACCGTCTCGAAATAGGTGTTGGCCGCCGCCAGCGTCACGTACGAGTTGGCCGAAGCCCCGCTCAAAGTGGCGTCGATCGCGGCTGGCACGGTTTAATACATCCTTTGTCTAAGTGTAGCCTCGCTCCAGCGAGGTCTTCGCTTGGGTGGACTGCTCAGTAGAGCGGCGTGATAAACGTTTGCGCCTTGCATTTCAAGGTCGGCTTGGATTTCGGTGTGTTGGCCGTATGGGACATCAATAAACGAGCGGCAGTTATCCTGTAGTACGAAAAGCCGGACTACTTTCATGACTCCGCGTAAAGCTGCTGCAGAAGCCAGCCTAGAACCGCAAGAGGTCAAGGAGACCAAGGTTGCTGAGGCTTATGACTTCAGCAAAGTTCGTGACTGGGGCGTTGTTGCCAAAGAGATCAAGGCGCTCCAGGAGGCTGGGGTTAATGGTCTTGAGATTTGCGAGAAGTTGCAGGTCTCGTATGTGCTGGTGAATCAGGCGATTCTCCAGTCGTACAAGATGGTGATTGACTCGGTTGAGGGTTTTGCCCGACAAGAAAAGATGCGGTTGGGTATCGACGAGTAAGAAAAAAGGGGCTCCGAAGAGCCCCTTTCCTTTTGGTCACTGCCTATCAGTAGACGGTGACGTCGAAGGGGGTGTTGACCAGCAGACGGGCCACAGGCACCTGCTTGGTGGTGGAGAACACCAGGTTCCAGTTGCCCACGGTGGTCAGCGTGGCGTTGGTGGGGTTGTCGGTGCCGCTGGCCCACTTGGTACCGGTGATGTGGAAGCCGTAGTGGTAATCCACGGCGATCACGTCCTGCATGGACAGGATGTTGCGGTCGGCGGCCAGGCGCAGGTCCTGCTGGATGCCCTCAGACACCACGCCGGACTTGAACAGGTACACCGGGTACTTCACCAGGTGGGTGGCGGTACCACCGGTCAGGTAGGTCAGCTGGTCGTCGATCACCACGCGGAGACCGGCGAAGTAGGCGACTTCAGGCTGGGTGATACCCACGCCACCGCCACCCCAGGTCACGGCACCAGCTGCGGCCAGCGAGGAGGTGCTGAAGGTCAGCATCCCGACTTGCTGCAGGTAGTAAGCCACAGCGGAGTGCATGGCGATGGAGTCAAGCTCCTCGCCGCGCTCACCCAGCTTGTTCTTGGTTTTGATGACGTTGGCGACCGAGATGTAGTTCGCCTCGGTGGCGGTGGTGGTGCCGGTGGCGTCCACCTGGTTGGGGCCGAGCACGCCAGCAGCAGAAATACCACCGAACAGACCCAGCAGTTGGGACTTCAGGGTGGAGGTCTTCAGCTTGTTGATGGCGGCGGTCAGCTGGTTGCGGACGTGGGCCAGAGGATCGGCGCCAGAACCCAGCTTGCTGAGGTCGTCGGCGGCGTAGGCAAAACCACGATGCAGAATCGTCATGATCTGCTCGTCGGCGGTCGACTTCTGAGGGGTCAGATAGCCGAGACCGCTGGTGCCCCAGGCAGCCGAGGAGAGGATTTGCTCTTCGGTCGGGTTGATGGGATCAAAGAAGGGCACGCGCACCCGGGTGCCGCCGCTACGGGCGTCCAGGGCAGCGTTGCGTTGGATGATGCCGCTTTGGATCCACTTCGATTGCTCGAAGATGCCCTCGCTGGTGTAAGCAAGGAACTCGGGACGTGCGACGAGATCCGACAGGAATGTACCGCCGGAATAGTTTTCGAGAGAAGCAGCCATTGTGGGCTCCTAATGGGTTTACGGGAGTTGCCCCACAGGGGCTATTGGGCTCCAGCCTCTGCTTTCAACAACCGGGCTTTGTCGGGATCCTTGGTAAGCATCATCATTTGTTGAGTGATGTTCCAGGAATCCTTTAGCCAGGGGTTGGTTTGGCCGGGGAGGGCGGTGGCGCGGGCACTGCCCGTGACACCCATGCCGGAGCGGTTAGTTGCGGCGAAATGATGCTCGTAACCACTGCCGGGATTTTTGAGGTTGGCGATATACTCGCCTACCGGAACTTCTACGCCGCCGACAACAGCCACAGGCTGTCCTTCTTTGGCGCGTAAGTTCTCCTGCAATAGACGATACAGCTGATCGGGTGCCAGTGCACCAGCCTGGGAGAGCTGTGCAATCGCTGCGGATTTCACTTGTTCTTGTGTAAATCCTTGGCGGATTTGATCAACTTCGGCTTCTTTGATGGCCAACTGTTGCTTGAGATCGGCAACAGTTTGTTGGGCTTCTTCCCAGAGGGTTTTGTACTCGCCGGATTCTGCCAATTTGGCAGTCTTCGCTTGTTCTTGGGCCGCTTTGATTTCGTCGAGCTGTTTTTGAAGGGTCTCGCGGTTTTCGCGGTCCTTGCGGCGCTCGGCGATTAGCTCGGCGTTTTTGGCCTTGACGAGTTCCAGTTGGGTGGCCAGATCGGAGCTTTCAGCCACAGGCTGAGGGGCAACAGGCTCCACAGGAGTGACTGCTGCTTGCTGTTCTTCGGGCACGGTTGTGTATTACTTGGACAGTAATAGGTTAGCAGTTAAGAGTTGAGTTCCTCTTCGCGCTCTTCCATGTCCTCCTCGCCGCTGTTTTCGGCGGCTTCCGGTAGTGCCAGTGCGTTCTCGGTGGAGGCTTCCAGTTCGTCCTCGATGTTGATGTTGTCGGGTAGGACTTCGCCGCGGCGCAGGATCTCCAGCAACATGGCGTCGCTGATTTTGCCCATCTGGTTGAGTTGGGTAAGGACAGAAACGTCTTGGCCGATCAGGCGGTAGTAGTCGAAGTCGCGGTCGATTGTGATCTCGGGCGGTTCCATGCCCACGTACTGGGCGGCGAAGCCGAACGCTTGGTTGAGGGCGCTCTCCAGCTCTTGGCTGATGATCGAGAGCACGCTGTTGGATTGAGCTTGGTCGATGCGCTTGGCCTCGGCAGACTCGGCCACAAACTTCTGGCCGAAGAGTTTGGTGACGCCTAGCGTCGACATTTGTTGCTCCAGGGACTGGAGTTCGGCCATTTGGGCGTCGAAGCTGGTGGCGTCGGCTTGCACGTAGTACGCCTTGTTGCCAGGTTGCATGGCGATGGCGTAGTTGACGCCCATCGTTGCCGAGCCAGTTGTGTCGTCCCAGCCCTCAAGGACGAGGGTGGGCATGGCGGCGATGTGGAGGGCGTGGATCAGGTCGGCTTGGCGCTGG